GGCCGGAAGATTGCAGACTGAGGCTCGAGTTGCAGAAACAGACTCGAAAACTGTTCTGGCACGAGAAAACCGCCTGCAGAACCGACACCCATCGACATGAGGCGCTTCTCACTGTCATGCACACTTTCGCGCCATGTCAATGATGGATGAGAGGGATTGAACCGGACCGCCTGCAGAAAATCGCCAAAGCTGCGGAAATCATCTGACTGTATAGACGACTTCGGTTCATTGAGTGCTGCCCTTATCTGCTCGGGGGTGTTTCCGATCCTCTGATTCTGTATCTCCTGTGCCTCTTTGATCTTTCTGTCATAATCAGAGATCCGGGCCTGCAGACTTTCTACCTCTTTCTGTTCGTCTTCTGAATATACCCGTTTCTCGGCACATACTTTGTCGAGCAGATCCTGACGCTTTGCCCATAGTTCATCCCTTTCTTGCATCAGAGATTGAATGTCCATTTTTTACTCCTTGACATTTAAATTTTTCGTCTTTGCCCGATATTATCCCTGGCATCTTCGAAACATTTCAGCGCCGCTGCGCTTGCCTCCCCAGACGCTTCTGGTTTCGGCCTGTTCCTGAGAGCCAGTTCTTTGCTTCGAGCGGTTACGAGTGTTTGCTCATAAGCCGGATAACTTACCGGCGAATAATCATAGATTGTCCAGAACTCAAATATTTCCCGGACCTCAATCATTACTCCGTCTACTTCTTTGTCAGTCCATTTTTCTCCATCACGTTTCATATCGAATGCAAAAGACATTTTGTCGATGATACCGTTTTTGATTGCCTCATATCCCTGGCGGCCCCAGATCGTTTTTGATACATCCGCTCGGATGAAAACACCTTTCTCATCTTCTTTAGCCTCAAGTGTGCCATTCTTTTTCGCCGCCATCGGCTGGCCGCTCTCATGATCCCATAGGACGAGCTCTTCAGACCGTTTCAATGCCGGACCTGCAGCACCTTTATGGATGATCTCCTTGAATCCCCAGAGATTGGCATACTGTTCGTATACAATCGGATATCCTTCGATAATGAGTTTGCTTTCTTCCTCGAGTGCCCTCATCTCAGTAAAGGGCATGTATCGTCGTTCTGGCTCGAGGAAGCTCTCTTCCTCTTTTCCTGGCTCGAATGTGCCGTCATTTTCTTTGCAATGAGCTTTTGCATCTTCTTCTGTCCATATATCCATAGGATATCTCATGGATTGCAATTCACTTTCATTTTCTCCCTTGATCCCATAGACGAAATCGATGCATTTGCCGTCATGTTTTGCCTTGCATTTTTCATATGCGTATTTATCGTAATTCGGTGGTTTTAATCTGCATGAATGAAAATTAGGCATTGGCATTTTGTACCTCCTAAAAATTATTCATCCCATCACAGCCATGATTCCGCAATCGCATCCGTCATGATAGGGAGGATGAAAATGGTTACTCGTTATATTCAAGGGAGTCTCAGCTCCTTCTGGCTGAAACGATCCCGCACTTAAAAAAGGCTGATCTATTCCGACGATTTTGCCGTCAAGATCATTGCAATAAGGGCAGCTCTTCCCATATGAAACAGACATAAGCTGTGTGATTCCTGCAATTGCAAATACAGAGCGTGTAAAGGCATTCTCAGCTCGCACTGATTCCCTCATGGCTATTTTCCCAGATCTCTTCTCCTCCCATTCGTTCAATCGTTCATCGAGGGCCTCGATTACATCTCTATGTTGTTCCTCTGCATCCCTAATCACTGCCCGAAGCTGTCCCTGAGATCCGCTGATATGCCTTTTCACAAAAAATTCTCGATATTGTGATTGAAAGCGATCGTATTGTATGCCGATATCCATCTCACTCCCGATCTCTTGAAGTGCAATCGGGAGAATCGCCTCAGCATAGGAGGCCAAAAGAGGAGCAGAAAGATTATCTACTTTTTTTGAAAACTCTGAATAATATCCCTCAAGCCAGACTTCAAATTCCTTTGAATCCTTTTCATTGAGCATTTTTTCTATGGCTTCTCTGATATCTTTCACTTCTGTGCTCACAATCTGTTTACCATAAGCTTCAAATTGTTTTTTATATGCTATGGTTATCTTTCTCCGGAGTGCTGCTGTTCTTTTCTGGAAAATCTCAACCGACCGCTTTGTTATAATCTCTTTGTTTTCTGCCTCTATAGTCAGGGGCTGCCCAGAAATAACGAGCTCCTTGTTCACCATATTCAATGGCATCATGTATATTTTCCCGAGTCCGTTCGGTTGTGGATTCATATCTTCAAGCTCAAGCACCATGTCCGCATTATATACACCGCGGTCAAGCATGGTTTTATAGAACTCCGTCCGTGTTTTGATATCTCCGCGCAGCAATCCTTTGAGTTCAAATTTTACATAATGAGTTTTCCTGTCTTTCTCAGTAAAAAAAGTATTATTCATTGCCTGTTCAATCTGCGTCGTGAGAGGCAGGAGTGAATATATAACGAGTTCAAGCCCTTGCTCTTCAATATTGCTAAAAGTTGCTCTGCTCAATTCCCGGAGAATATGCGGAGGCAAGTTCGTCCACCGGGCAATCTCAACCACTGAGAACTGCCTTGATTCAAGAGCCTGCGCTTTTACTGCATCAAGTTCCTGCTGTTTGAATTTAGCTCCTCCTGTCATGAATATTGCTTTCCAGCTATTCCCGAGATCCCCATATTTCTCATTGAAATCATTCTGGAGGCCTACTCGCGTCTCCTCATCCATTTTGTGCTCAATTTCTACAAATCCTCCCGCCTTTGTCCCTTTCCCAAAATAATTGGCGGCAAATTCCTCCTGCGCTTTGACGATCCCGAGTGATTCCCTTGCGTAATGTATAACTCCTTTCCCTGTGATTCCTTCGAGACTGATATGGGGAATATGGAGTATGTTTTCACTTGGTAGATTTACCTGTTGCCCATTAGCTTTATGCGTGATGTATCTATCCAGACGGTCTTTATCAGGCCAAGTCCTATCCGGCAGCAATGGAAATAATATTTGATTTTGATAATTATTCCGCTCTATATATGTATACCAATTGCCCCAAAGATATTTATGCATAATCGATGTATAAATCCATTGCCAAGCAGTCAATTTGCTTTCGTTCGGCCTGTTATGAATCCTGTCATAAAATGGATGATCATAGGCCCGTTCCTTTCCTCCGTTCGGGAGTCTGCGGTAAATCACTCGGGGGAGACTTGCAAGCGTGCCGGCAAGAAAATTCAATGCCCCGAATAAAGCTGAAATTGTGAGAGATGAAGTTTCAGAGACATTTGTTCCGGCTATCGTTTTTCTTGGAATAGCATTGAACCAGGAATTCCAAGAATCTATTGCGTTTCTTTTAAAAATCATACTGATTGCCATCTTTATTCTCTGTACTATCGTCATATGGCCCATATCTCGACTTTTTTCTCGTCCTCGCTGTGCCTGATGGCCCTATCAAGCGCCATGATTGATGCAACCACCCCATCTATGCGTTTTCCGCTTTTGTCCCGTTGCGGCTTCATCGGCATGATGTTCGCCTGTCGATCGCTTTTTACTTCTGTGCAGGAAATCATCCATCTCATGACCGGATTGTTCCCGTGGGCGATTTCTCTTGCAAGCACCTTCTTTTCAAAATTATCCGTCGGTCCCGCCATGCCGGAATATCTCTGAAATATTGTCACCATGACAAAATCTGCTTCCTGGAGATGGTTCACGATTTCATGGGCTTTCCATGGATCGTATGCAATTTCACCTATATCATATTTTTCAGCATCATTCAAAATCTGCTGTTCTATAAAGTCATAATTGATAGAATCTCCGGGAGTAGCGATGATATACCCTTTCTCTATCCAATATGAATACGGCACCCTATCTTTGCGCTCCTTCTCAATGAGATTGCCTTTCGGGATAAAAAACCGGTAAAGAAACTGATACTTTTTCTCTTTTTTCTCAGGAGGAAAACAATGTACGACCGCAGTGATATCCTGGGATGCTGAAAGGTCTACTCCCGTATAGCATTGTCGGCCGATGAGTGAATCCTCATCCACTGGGAATCCGCATTCACTCCAGGTTTCATCAAGAATCCATCTGCTTTCCACCTGTGTCCAGATATTCAGGTTCTTTGTCTTTATCTTGTTTTGTTTGGAAGGGGAGATGAGTGCTTCCTGAATGCGTTCCTCGAGGTAATCCCATCGGACGGATACCCCGAGATTCGGATTTGCTTTGATCCATATGTTTGAATCTGTCCAGTCGTCATCTTCATCCAGCGTGTAAACCAGACAGAAAAATGTTTCGGGAATCGGTTCGATTGTACGCTCGAGCACCTGTACAGCGAGCGTATGCTCTTCTTGATAACAAGCAGAGTTTTTATTGAATCCGGCAGTGGTGATGATATAAATGAGTGGCTGCTCCCGGGCTCCCAGAGCAGATTCCATCACCTCGAGCATGGAATTATCGCGATGTGCATGGTATTCATCAACAAGGACAAAATGAGGATTCAGAGCATCCTCTGTTCCGGAATCTTTTCCAAGAGGCTTCATCCGTGCCGCAGTTCCGGGGATTACAATCGTCGAGCTCTGTTTATAGGTTCGAATGAGGTCCCTTAGAAAATGGTGCCCCTGAATCTGCCGTTCTGCTTCTTCCCAGGCGATCTTCGCCTGATCCCGTTTTGTCGCTATGCAATAAGCCTCGGGACCAATCTCACGGGGCCTGTCCATGAGAAAGCAATAGTTTGCTGTGGCTGCCGCATCGGTTGTCTTCCCGTTTTTCCGTCCGACTGTAATATATGCTTTTGTGAAACGCCGGTATCCCCCCTGTCGACGCCAACCGAACAGTACCCAATCTTTGAACTGCTGCCAGGGCTCGAGCCGGATCCGCGTGTCATGCTTTCTCGGATTCGCCCATTCTCCCTTTGTGTGCCGGAGCTGTTGTTTGAAATCAATGACCCTCTTTGCCTGAGCCTCATCAAAATAATAAGGAAATGTGGGATCCTTCGCCTCAGCCCGTTTCAAATCGTTGAGATGTCGTTCGACAGCAAGCCGGGTGTATTTGCAGACGACCTGGCGACCTGAAAGAACATCATCGATATACTGAAGCGCGGTATAGTTACTCATAGACACCGCCAGCAGGATTGTAAAAAAAAAGAGAACTCTACGCATGATAAAGTTTCTCCATCGGGTCGACCTCTTCTCCTCGTTCTTTGGGAATATCAAGTCTACTCCTCGAGGCGGGAGTCAATCCGAACTCTATCAGATATCCTTTGAATATGGTGAAAGCTTTCGTCATCGCAACATACTCGGGCATCGTCTGAGAGTTTCGACCCTCCATATATTCGGCAGGAGTCCTTTTTGTCCGTTTCCCCGTCTCAGGATCAATCGGTTTGAATACCGCCTCGTGTGCCAATCTATACTGGCCGTATGTTTCACAACACACTTCAAGCGCAGGAAGGTCCAACACAGTCAATATGCCTTTATGAACGAGCTCGCCCACGAGTGTCTTCCACATCTTCTTTGCGTATTTGTTGAGATAAGAGGGAGGTCTGGGGATCTCAACCACAGATTCTGGCTGAGGTTCGTTTTCAACAGCACGATCTTTCCGGAATGTGCCTTGAATCAACTTTAATTTTGTTGGCTTTTTTGGTCTACCTGCCACGAAATACCCCTTGTTTCAATTTTGACATAGCGAGAGAAAAGCTGCCCAACCGGTTTATCAGCGAGTAGCTGCAGAGATTTTATCTCCCCCTCCCCATCTTTTTCCTTCTTTCGCCGTGATCCGGCTGTGACATTCAAGACAAAGCGATTCAAGATTTTCAAGACTATTGTTCCTTACATTCCCATCTTTATGATGAACCTGCGTTGCCACTCTAGTCCGTCCGTTTCGCAGACACTCGGCACACAATGGATCTATATTCAATTTCATCGTTCGAATCTTTTGCCATTTTGCACC